GGGTGATACTCCCTGTTGACGAAAAAGATCAGGTTATCACGTCTTCGGCTTTTAACAAGGATATGAAGATACTCAGCCGCCCCAATCAGTTTCAGAACATGACTCAATTTTTAGGGATGATCGAAACGATGATCTGCATCTATGGGGTAGCATACATCTATAAGATTAAACCTTTAGGATTCAAAGAGGCAAGCGGGTTTGTGGTTATACCGAACACGTGCATTACACCCTCTTACAAGACCTCTGTTAATATCTTAGATAATCAGAGCGGTATTGTGGACAGTTATACATTGAACCTGTACGGGATGTCCTTCGTTTTAAAGGATGATGATGTAAACCTAATCACAGAGGTTAGGGATTCGACTGTAAATACAATGAATGCCTACCAACCAAAATCGAGGCTGGACGCTTTAGAATACCCGATAAAGAATATTGTTGCCTCTTTGGAATCAAGGAACACTATCATTGTGCGCAGGGGGGCTGACGTTATTATAAGCCCAAAGAATGGCGATACAGCGGCCATAATGTCCGTTATGACCCCCGCAGAGAAAAAGGCCCTGCAAGATGAGTATGCCCGCTATGGAACGTTGGGGGAGCAGTGGCACACGATGATTGCCCGTGTTCCGATGGATGCGGTAAACATAGGTCGTTCTGTTCAGCAGTTGGGATTGTTCGATGGTGAGAATGCAGACCATAGAGCTATTGCTTCGGCTTTTGGCGTTCCTGTGCCTTTGCTCTCGATGCCCGACACGGCTAAGTACTCGACCTATGGAGAGGCAAAAAAAGAGCTATATGAAGACACGATCATCCCTGAATCGCAAGTTATAAGCGAGATGTTAGACGGGCTTTTTAATACCTCAACGAAAGGGTATAAGTTTTACTTCGATTACTCGATGTTGGAATGTATGCAGAAGTCTGAGAAAGACAAAGCCGATGCCTTAGGGGCGATGGTTAAGGCGTTAAATGAGGCAGTAAGTGCTAACCTTATGGGCCTTGATGAGGCGAAGAAGTTATTAACCGATTACACAAATTAAAATGGATAAGGAAAAATTGGCCGAGGCCATAAAGATAAAAGAATCCCTAAAGGGTAAAATGGTAAAGAAATGAATATACTCGAACTCAGCAGAGAAGACAGGTTTGAATACCTAAAGAAGAACTCTAAGGCGTTGATAACGCTAAAGAAAGCATCCATAAAGACAGCCGATTGTGTTGTTTCGAATCCGATGCTAATAAAGAGCGAGGGGGCAGACAAAGCCGCAGGCGAAGAGGGGGCGTATGAGATAGCCGCCAATACTTGTATGTATATCGACGATCAGATGGATGCGCTTGCACCCGGTGCTGCCACGAAGTCCATAAGCGAGAACCTAAAGAGGGGAACGATATACTTCCTAAAGAACCACGCACGAACAACGGACAGCATAATAGGTAGGTTAAAGGATGCATACTATAAGCAGTTTCCATTGTCTTCGTTGGGGTATGACGCAGAGGGTATGGCTGACGTGCTGACTATTGTAGGAGAGCCTGACGAGGAACTGGACGCGAAGACTTACGGCCTGTACAAAAAGGGTTTTGTCAAGCAACATTCGATCGGGCTTCAGTATGTGAAGATAGACCTTGCCGTTGATGATCCGACGAATGCACAAGGTTATAAGACGTGGCAAGCGCACTATGACGAGATAATAAATAAAGATGTTGCCGACAGATACGGGTTTTTCTTTTACGTTTCAGAGTTTAAACTCTTTGAACTCTCTGCCGTACTTTGGGGAAGCAATGATCTTACAGGAATAATCGAGCCGGGTAAAACCACTCATGAGGATAGCCGCAAAAGCACTATCGACAAAAGCGAATTTCAAACAATTTTTAGTAATCAATTAAAACAACTATGGACAAAGACGAATTAAAAAACGTTATCAGTGAGCAGTTGGATAGCTTTAAAAAGAGCCTTCCGAACTTCATTGACGAAAAGTCCCTTGATACTGCGTTCAGTAATTTCCGCAGTGAGATTGAGGGCAAATTTGGCGATGCAGTAGAGAAAGGCATTAAAGACCTTTCCGAGGCTGTGAAGAAACAGGGCGAAGTACTCAGCTCGATGAAAAACCAGAGCGCAGGAAAGAGTAAATCTTTCGATGACTTGCTGAAAGATAAATCCAGCGAGTTTGACGCAATGATTAAAGCTGGCGGAGCCGGTATGATCAGCATCAACACCTCTCTTAAGACCGTTCAATCCTCTAATGTGGGTAGTGATACTAACGCTTTCCGTGATCAGAATGTTGGTCAGATTCAAAGGGGTATGCCCTATATGCGGGATTTGTTTCCTAAAGTCTTCCTCTCTGGTGGAACTCACGGTGATGTCAAATGGTACGAACAATTAGCTGTTACCAATAACGCTGGTAATGTTGCCGAAGTACGCACCGCGCCCACCGCTTCCAACCTGACCTGGGTAGAAAAGACCCTGAACAGCCGCAGGATTATGGACTGGTGCAAAATTTCTGTTGATTCATTGAAAGATATCGCCTTTGTAAGGGGCGAGATCACCGCTTTGATTAACAAGAATATGAAGATCAAAGAAAACTCACAGCTGCTTTCAGGTCTTGGCACAGGTAATGAGATTGCAGGTATCAATACTTACGCTACCGATTTTGTTACCACAGGAGTAAGCGTAAAAGATGCTCAGCTGGTAGACCTTATCAATCAGGCAGGTGTTCAAATAGCCGTAGATATGTTGGGCGGTGCGCTGCCGAATTACTGGGTGGCCAATCCTGCCGATGTACAGAAGTATATCCGCTCCAGAAAAGATGCTAATAACAGGTATCTGTTTGAATCCTGGGCTTTGGGTGCTAATCCTACTATTGGAAATATGCAGGCCGTAGAAAATGCCCTTGCACCTTCCGATACTCTCCTGGTTGGTGACTTCAACCGTGCCACTCTCTACATTTGGGATGACCTTGTAATAGAGATTGCTCAGATTGAAGACGACAAAAAGACTGGTCTTACGACCATCATCGCCTACTTGAGAGAAAACCTTAGAGTAAATGACGTGGATAAGAAAGCCTTTGTTAAGGTTGCTTCTATTGCCACCGCTCTTGCTGCCATTACTGAATCTGTTTTAGCTGGAGGTAAATAATGAAAAAGTTAATCGTATTCTTAGTAATTTGCGCCGTTAGCTTAGCTATGAGTGCGCAGAAGAGTTTGGGCAATGCCTATGGAGCTTCTTTAAGTGCTTCTTTGGATAGTGCCGATGTTGAGAACTTTGAAATATTTGTCAACAAAGCCGAGATGTTGTATTACAATATCGCAGTTATTGGTGACAGTATATCTGCCCCGAGAGTTACATTCCTCTTACAAGGTAAGGACTTCGATCATCAGAGTTATACTAATATCGACACCGTTACTTGGGCTGGAACTGCCGATACAAGTTTTGTTTTTTCACAGGAAGTCACAAAGCAGGCGTATAGGTATTATAATGTAAAAGCTACCGTTGCTGATGGTAAATGTGGTGTGACCACAAAATTCCAATTCTTAAAATGATCGACAATACATACTTCGTTGGGATATTAGATGTTCCTAACCAGACGACAGAGGTTGGGGGTGTTACTGACACGTCGAATCTCACCGCTCTGAACAGGGCGATAGAAATCTATCAGGCCGAGTTTATGCGCTTATTAGTTGGTGATCTTTATGCCGATTTCTTAAAGAATGAAGATGGCAAATGGGATGACCTTATCGTGAGGCTTGTAGATTCTGATTTGAAGATATCCCCGATAGCGAATTATGTGTTTTTCAAATATTATCCGCAGCTCACCACTCCCAACACGGGCGTGGGGGTTGCGTATAATAAAGTCGAGAATCAAGGTATCGACAATCGGAGGAGATTGACAGAAGTTTGGAACGATATGATTCTTTTTTTAGAGCGTTACGATGGTGTATTGGATTATCTTTATGATCACCGCAGCGACTTAGAAACGGATATCTTGCTCCCTGATTATCTGTTTTTCCCTTATAAGGATTCACCTTTCACGATGATAGGATTATGATACAAGACCGTGTTAAAGAACCTGTTCAATATGCAGAGAGAAAGTATAAGCAGCTTTTCTGCCTTGCTTCGGATGAGTATAAACTCTTATCCACCGATGACGATAAGAACCTTAGCCTTCCTTTCGAACAGAACACTTTCACGCTGAAGTATAAATATTCCACCCCTCAGGAATGGATAGACGAGCTATGTTCCGTCTCTCAGAGTCAGGCGCAGAAACGTTATCCATTCCTTTATGTCAACTCTATGCGGATAGATAGAAAGGATGATATTGTTGAATTTGGGGAGATCGTTATTGCCACACTCTCTAAGCCGAACTGGAAGACAACGCAAAGAGATGAGTACAGCTTCCGCCCTGTTCTTAACTTACTGTATGACCTTTTTATTGACGGGTGTAAGGTGAGCAGGGAGTTTTCGCTGATAAATCAAGGCTCGAGGAAAGACCATTATTTTTATGGTCGGCAAGGGTTGTACGGAGGTGAGGCTAACAAGTTTTCCGATTATGTGGATGCGATAGAAATAAACAATTTAAAAATCAGATTATACAAAAAATGCTATGATAAGTAATGCAGATTTATGTTCCGTCAAAAGCGGAAACACAGGCTGGGAGAATTGCGGCATAGATATAGAAAGGATAAAATCCATTCTTATTATGCCCCGCTCGCTGGCTTTTGACGCAGACGATATTGCTTCGGATGCCGATTTGATTGCCGCCCTTCAGGCTGCCACCGTTGCCGATAAGTCGGGGCGGTTGTACCCTCTCATGGATAGGGTGGTGATGATGACAAATAATACCGCTGAACCTACACAGGACACGTCGGGTTATGGTAACCTTATGGGTGTTATCTTCGGAAAGCACAACTTCCAGATGAGGATTGACAATAATGGTCTTCATTTGTTCCAACAGCTCTTTAAATTCAATAACAACAAAGGACTGTCGTTTGCCTTCATTGATGGCAATGGTAAGTTGTTTGCTCGTAAGTATTCAACAGGCTTCAAGGGTATGCCCGGGCAAGTGATCGTAAACCAGACTATGCCTGCCGTTGATGCTACCGTGATGACGCAGAACCTTAGTATCATTCTTGACGAGGAAGACGCCATAATGAACGATGCCAAGTTGTTCGTTTATCCGTTCTCTTCTGATTACGTCTTAGGTGATTACCTGCACGGCATTCACGATGTTGTTCTTTCGGGTACAGCTACTACTGCTAAGATTGATGTAAGGGGTATTCTTCCCGCTAACTTCGTTGACTTCGTGGCTCTTTATGCTACCGAGTTGGCCGCAACCGGCGCTTGGGTTGTCACTAATCAGGCTACGGGTGCTGCTATAACCCCCTCGGGTGTAACGGTATCCGGAAGCACCGTCTCTATTGCTGCCACTCTGTCTGCCGGTTCTACTTATCTTGTCAGCCTTGCCGCCCCTGCTGATTTGATAGAACTCTCCAATCCGATTGGTTCGAAGACAACGGGAGGTTACGAAAGTAACGTCTTGAAAGTTACTGTACCAGGTGCATAGTTTAAAAGTAGGTAAGTGGGGGAGCTTTTCTCTCACTTACCTTAAACGTGTTACAAAGACGAAGTTTTGGCGGGACTTCGCACATTTGACAGAGGAGCAGAGGGAAGAAGTATGGGAGGCACGTAATGAATATAAGCGAATACCTAAGCAAATTGAAGACGTTCAACCTTCTGACGGAGATTGAGGAGATAATCAATGAGAATGAAAAACAAGTCGTTGAGCTTATAGAGCGACAACTGGCCGAGGGCAGACGTGGCGATGGAACACTACTGCCTCTTTATAAGGAAACGACAAAACTAATAAAGAAACAAACGGGTGGTATTCTCTTGGGTGATCGCATAGCGTTAATAGACACGGGCGAGTTTTGGGAATCTATCTTTGCAACAGCTTACAAGGGTTCTGTTGAGATTGACGCAAAAGACTGGAAGCGCGATGAGTTAATAGCAAGATATGGTGATGAGGTTCTTCTGCTTGCCGAGGACTCGTTAGAGGAATTATCAAAATTAGTTTTTACTAAACTAAAGCAACGCTTCAATGAGCATTTTTCTTAAAGACGTATATACGATCACGCTTGCCGACTATATTACGCTGGTTTGCGATAAGAAGTTACACGTACTAAAGAAATGGAGCGTTCCTGTGCCGAGGCGCAAACTTGTAGAGGCTTACGCCCACCTTATCGACCAGTACACGGAGTTGACGACAAACCCCGATGTCAAGGTGTCGAAGAACAAGCGGGAGCGGTTGAACAGGTTAATCGAGCGGCATACTATAATTTTCTCCTGTTACACGATATTAAGGTACAAGGATAGTGAGGTGGCACGCTCTGTACTAAGAAAGAGCCTTATCATCACAAAAAAAGATGACAGAAAGAAAGCTATCGCAAAATGCGTATCTGTTCTCAAGGGAATGGAGCAGGAGATTAACGAGCTAAAGAAGAAAAAGACAGAGGACAGCATAACCCGGGCTGACTTCGAGCGTTCTATCGTTGTTCTTCGCAAAAACGGGTATGTTGTTGACAGGTCAATGATGCTCTCAGAGTACATACAGGTAGAGAATTTAGCACGAGAAGAATATGAATCAAGGAATAATAGACAACGTAGTAAGTAAAGAGGCTTTTGATCAGGTTCAGAAGTTAGAATCTATGCTTGAAAGTGTAGGTGCGAAGATGTCGTCTATTGGTGTAAGGTTGCCCAGGAGCAAAGAATCCGATCAGCTAATTAGTGCATTAAAGAAAATCGAAGAGCTTGAGAATAAGATTGCCGCCATAACCGATCAACGGATTCAAAAGGAGCTAAATTTAGATAGACAGATAAAAGAAAGAAAGGTCAGTTTGGATGCTCTTACCCGGGCTGAACGTGAACAGATAAAAGCCACGAATGAAGTGGTTGGCTCGTATCAAAATCTTGTATCGTCTTATAACATTGCTAAAAAGGAGATGTTGGATATGGCCGCGGCTGGTGATACCACGTCAACGAAGTACCAAGAAGCAAAGCTAAGGGTTCAGGAGCTTGATGCACAGATTAAAAGCTTAAACGCAAGCACACGTGGCACGGTACAGGCCAAGCAAAATGAAGTAGGTGCTTATGCTCAATTAGTGCAGGCTTATAACTTAGCCCGCAAGGAGATGCTGGATATGGCTGCCGCTGGTGATCTTACGTCA